ACATGAGAACAGGTGTGGACTTCCGGCAATAAACATGCTGAACAGTACACCTTTTCACATTTGCACTTCAGATCTAAGTGCGTCTTCTTCTTGCAGTGAGTACAGCGAGGCATCTCAAGCCTCTTCTTTACCATTGGGGGGATTCGTTTGTTTGCGTTTGTAGATGAAATTCGCCGCGAGTGAAGACTGAGAGGTCACAAATTGAATGACCTCATTGGAGTCATGATAGAACCAAATAAAGAACTCGGTAACCCATCTCTCGTAACCATTGAAGACGGGCATCTCCTTCTGGCAGTACATCAAGACCGAGGTATACAGCGCGGCCGGGTTGTCGCACAGGGTCATACCCGTGTTCTTGGACTTGGCAATGTCCTCTTCCAGATCAATATAGTCATCGCCTGTTGTGACCATCACTGCTGCGAGAATACCCAGACGGAGGGCGCGTTCAAGAGTAAGATCCGTCTTGCCGATCTTCTCTTCAGCAATGCGGCGCGCTTCCTCTGCAAGGTCTCGTCTGTCCTTGTGTTGGTTGATCATGTCTCGGACAGCAGACTCGTTGATGCAGAGGACTGCCGAATAGGTTGCAATTCGGATTCGGTCCAGTGTCGCATCTATCCACGATATCTCGGGATCTAGGAGTCGCACTTCGGCTTCTAGCTCCTTGGTCAGGGCAATCCACTTCTCGGGACAGGTGAGGATGTCGCGTCCGAGAGTCTCCTGCATGGCAGAGGGAAAGGGCAGTTGATCCAACCGCTTGTTGCGGATGGCATCCAGACTCTTGGTCAGGATCTTGCGCTGCTTCTCGGTGTCGGCATCTCCATCAATCTCGTCGTCGGCATCAAAGATGATGTGAAAATTGGGGGCGAGGAACCGACGGGCAACGGCGTCAAAGTTGGAGCCCCCGAACTGCTTTTCAATGTCGGTGCGCCACTTGACAGCGGCCTCGCGGAGAGGGTCCTTCTGCGGCTGACGGATCTCATAGAGCGCGCCATGATCTCGTAGGAACTCGGCGAGTCCCGAGAGGACATCTTCCAACGTGCGCAGTACATCCTCTAGGAACTGATCTTGATGCGCAAGGTAGTGCTCCACCTGCTGCACATACAAATCCATTGAGACTACTTGAGGAACAATTCATGCGGTTCCTTCCGAGTGATCGTCAGCGCGGTATCCGGACCCGGCTTGCAGATGCAATTGTCAGTGCAGGGTGCCGCACAAGGGCTGGAGCGGTTGATCACCTTGCATTTCAGGTGACTGAGCGACGGTTCGCGGTAGACGCACCCCGATTCACACAGAGGGCGGAGTGCCTTCGGGATTCCACAGCGAAGCTTGACAAGGGCGGCCATTTGAGTTGTGTCTCCTCGCGAGATCCATTTTCGTTTTGTTTAGACAATGGGAGACGTCCCCTATTCAGTTAAGATTGGTCCGGGTGTCAAATATGATCTGCGCAGGTTTCGCGAGGAAGTCCACGAGTATCTTGAGGATCCGGGTGGTTGGAAGTCGCGTGGCTACCGGTTCTATCTCGCGGACAAGAACCCGCGGTTTACCATCATTCTGACATCGCCCGCAACTCTCAAGAAGAACGGCTGCAAGGACGACAACCTGTCCTGCGCGATCCTCAATGGTGGCAAGGTCTGGATCAATGCTATGCGCTGGACAGAAGGCTCAAAGGAAAGCAAGCAGAAGTTGCGCGGGTATCGCCAGTATGTGATCTCGCATGAAGTCGGCCACGCACTTGGATATGACCACGTGGGCTGCCCGGGGGACCATGAAGACGCGCCTGTGATGATGCAACAGACACTCGGGATTGACGAGTGCAAGCCCAACACGAAACTTACACCTGCCGATAACAAGAAGGTATAATGATCTACTTGGTTGCGCCCGTGTGGATGGATCACGTTGACGAGTGCCGTATGTTTACGAGCTACTCGGCAATGGAGATGTTTGTTCTAACACACGCAGCACAGCGGAAGACCTGGAACGCAGATCCCGAATGGTGCAACGTCTATGCCTTTGGAGGAGATGCAGAGATGCTTCACCCCCTGTTTCGGTATTATATTCGCGACGGACAGCTCATGCGCATTCCAGTTACTCGGTCACCTTCAGGATAGTCACACCGGAGACGATCAGCGCAATCGCGAAGAAGTCGTGGTAGTGGAGTGTCTCCTTGAACAGGAGGATGCCGACTGTCGTGGTTGCCACAACCGAGAGAGCCGACCAGATGGCATTGGTCATCGCCATGCCGTTCGTATTCATAGTCATTCGCAGCATGTAGCCAACCGCGGCGTAGAATAGAACACCCAGCGCGAAGAAGGCCGTGCTATCCACGCTCTTCTTGAAGCAGGACATCGCCAGCGTCTCCAACATGACGATGAGCAGTACATACCAATAAATCCGGGGGATACCCATTTATTGCTAAGCATCAAGAAACTTACCAATGGATCCTGCTTACGCTGGAAGCATTGGTGGGTTGGCGATCATGGGATCGGTTATCCTGTGCGGTGTTGCATATTTCGTATACGAATGCCGTCAATCTTCCAATTCTAGGCAGGAACGCCTGATTAGTTGGAATACGCAAGACCACCCATCCCCGACATGATGCGGAAGATGTTGTAGTTCACGGCATACATGCGGAAGTTGTAGGGGTACGTCTTGGACGGGTAGCTGCCATCGTCCGCACCCGATGCCGGGCGGATGCTGTCAAACACGAGGGTCGCGTTGTCAATGCGAGAGAAGTTGCACGTGCCCGACGGCTGGTGCTCCTCGGGCTTGATGGCAAAGGAGTAGACGTTGATCGGGTTGGCGCGCGCCTGGGTAACGGCAGCCCCCGCATCGCCGCTCGCAGTCACCGCACCCTGGATACCGAAGTTCGGGTTCACGCCGCCCGCCGTGTGGTGCTGGTAGGGCTGGACCTTCCAGAAGTAGTCACCATACCGCTCGTCAAACCGATCCTGACCGTTGATCTGGAGGCGCGCCCGGTTGACGATGTCATTGTACGTGAACGGCATCGTATAGTCCGAATTCTGCCCCGTATTGGGATCCGTGATACCAATGGAAGCACAGTCCGCATAGCGCGCATCCTGGAAGACCCAGATGAGCTCCTTGACCGGGTGGTTCAGCGTCAGATCCAGGCGGCCCGACGACGTGGTGATCTGCTGCTGACCCTCATACTGCAGCTGCTCAATCAGATACTCGTGCGACTCCTGGGCAAACTTGCGGCGCTCGTCCACGTCCAGGTAGACATAGTCCAGATAGAGCGCCATGTCGCGGAGGGCGGGGAGCGCGTTGGCGGCAGCGTTGATGCCCGCAGAGTAGCCCCCCTTGGACACCAGATCGGTTGCGTCTCCGAGGATGATGTTGAAGCGGACCTCGTGATACTGGAGCGCGATCAGCGGCAGAGCAAGGCCCGGGTTGCGGTTGAACCAGAACTGGAGCGGGATGTAGAGAACGTTCGGGCGACCCTGGCACGCGAGCGCGCCCGTGGACGTGCCACCGAGAGAACCACCGACCATGTTGTCCAGCTTGTAGGCGGTGTTGAAGTCCGCAGTCAGGGTCTCCCACAGGTAGAGCCACTCACCGTAGTGCCGGTCAATGATCTGGCCGCCGATCTCAACCTCCACCTGCTTCAGGAGGAGGTAACCAAGCCGGCGCTGAGCACCCGAGGTCCACGTGAGATCAGGAGTCTGGGTTGTCACGGTATCGGGGAGAGCAACCTCAACATACGTGTTCCAAACCAGATCGGCGTTGCGGTTGACGACGGCAACAACACGCTGGCCATACGTCGGCGCGCCCGTGAAGTTCACGCGCATCGCCTCAATCGCGAAGTTGGTGTGCCGCTTGTAGAGAACCTTCCAGAAGGTGATGTGGGGATTGCCAGTGATGTAGGCATCCTGGGCACCGTATGCGACGAGCTGGAGTAGACCGCCACCCATTTGTGTTTACTAACTCCCGAGGATAAATTCTACTTCAGCAGTGCACGCGAGCAGATGATGTAGAGGAAAAGGGTATTGACCACGGCAAGCACTAGAGTGGGGAGCGTACGGAGGACTCCACCGATACCCGCCTTGGGGTTGCGCGCGACAAGGGACAGCTCCAAGAACAGGATGACGGCGGCAAAGACAGCCGTCACAAGGAACACATAGTAGAAATACCCACATACCGTCTCGTTTGAGATGCCCTTCATCCAATCGGATTCATTCTCGTTGGCCATTTTGTATACAGCAGAGATAAATGAAGACATCCCGGAAGTTTGACCGGTGTGTCAAGTCGGTGAGCAAGTCCGTCAAACCGCGCAAGGGTTCCTCTAAGGAGTCTGCGGCGATTGCCATCTGCACGACGACGGTGTTGTACCCCCGCGGCAAGACCATTAAGCGCTATCGCAAGGGGCGCCTGAGAACCCAGCGGCTAAGAAAGTAAACTACCATCGTTAGAAACAAATGGACCGAACCTCGGACGTCCCCATGC